AGGTAGTCGGTACATTTGTAGAAGATAAACCAGTTTTAGCTGGATTTTCAGGATTTTTTCCTAGAGAAACCGCAATGACTAAACAAGTGGACTTAGAAGTTCAAAGAGATAACGACAGTATAGCGGTTGACGTTCGTCGATATACGGAAGGCAATAAAAACAAATTCAGTATTGTTACTGAAAAGAAATTTGAGCCACCATATTTTCGTGAGGAATATGACTTTCAAAACGATGAGGTTTACATGTCAACTATTGCTTTAGGCGTTGGATTGGAAAATTCAAATGTTAACGCAATTATCGCTCAAAATGCTCTTAAAAATATTAGAAAAATGAGAGCCAAGATTGAGAGATCAATCAGAAAGCAACAAGCTGACGTTATGCAAACAGGTATTGTTGAGCTAATTAATGGAGATTCTATTGATTATAAAAGAAAGGCATCTTCAATGGTTGACCTAGGTTCCGCTGAATACTTTAGCAATGCTACGGCAGAGCCTCTTGATAGCATTAAGGATGCTGGAACATTTTTAAGAGATGTTGGAGCAAGCTCTTCGATGACACTGAATATGGTAATGCGTGGAGAAGGATTAGCCGCTTTACTTACTAATCCAATTTTTAAAGCGGAAGCTGACAACAGACGTATTAATAGAGCTGATGTACAGTCTCCTGAATTTAACAACGTGACTGGATTTGCATTTCATGGTCAAGTGGCCGCAGGAGATTTTAATATTAATCTTTGGACTTATAATCAAAAGTACACAAAAGCAGACGGAACTACTGCTTACTACCTAGATGCTAATAAAGCGGTTTTTATTCCAGACGATTTTATGGCAAAAACTGTTTTTGCAGGACTGCCTAATATGGTAGATATGGAAGTTGGAGGAGAAACCTCATCTATGCCTTCTGTTGTTGAAGCTGAATTTTTGTTAAGAGCTTATTCAGATATGAAAACAATGAGCAGCACGTTGGAGATTACTTCAGCGCCGTTGGCAATGCCAATAACAATTGACAGAATCTATACAATGCAAGTTTTAGCATAATAGATTTTGGCGTAAAAGCGCAGTAAATTGTGGCGTAAAAGCGCAGTAATAAGTATAATTTAATGGCGGTTTAAAAGCCGCCTTAATAAAAAGAAAAATGAAACAATACAAGATTATTACATTTAAGCATCTTTTAAAAAATAATCAAATAGCCGTAAAAGGCGAAGTGGTTAATGAGTCAAAATTTGTAAATCTTAAAGAAAGCCTTAAAGGTGGTTTTGTTGAAGAGGTCAAAGATGAGAAAAAGGCAAAGACCGAAAAGCCTGAAAAGGAAAAGAAAGAGCCTTGGAAACCAGCTAAGAAATAAACAATGAGCGGTAATCTATTAATAAAAGCCAGAAGGGACGCTAAAAAAATTATGAAGGGCGGATTTAGTGAAACTATCACTTTAATCCATCCAGTTAGCGGCTTAACTATCGAAACCGATGGTTTAGCTTCAAAGCACCATATTAATTTTGATTCTGACGGTTTGCCAATTAATAGTAAAAACGCTCATATTTGCTTAGATGAAAGTGATTTATTAAGTAAGGATTACAATCCTCGGGATGATAACAATGAGGTAAATCTATTGAACCATTTAGTGAATGTAAAAGATTCAACTGGTAATTTAAGGAATTATGTAATTACTGAAAACTTTCCTGATGAAACTTTAGGAATGATAACCTGTATATTAGGAGATTATGGCACTGATTAATAGCATTATTGGACCCTCGGGAGTTGAGATAATAAAGCACACAATTGCTGCTATTCTTAAAACTGAGTTGGAAAATCAAAAGGTTTTACAATCAGATACTTTCCCGATTAATGTTTTTGTTGATCGAATGGTTCCAATTGATAAGAGCGAAATCTTAGTCATTAATGTAAGGTTTGAGAGTCTTAATCCAGAATCTATAAATCAACACGGATCAAGTGAAACAGGAACCTTCACTATTGACACTTGGGCAACGGCTAAGCAAACATCTACAAAAAGAGGAGATTTGTTAAGTACGGATTTAAGGGATAAAATCATTTTTCAGATTAAGGCTATTTTACAAAGTAATTTTTATGTTACACTAGGCTTGCAACCAGGATTAATCATGTCATCAAATGTTCAAAATATCGAACCTTATGAGCCTAACAATAACCAGGATGCAAGTTTTGTTAGCATGGCTAGATTAAATCACGAAGTTAGATTTTATCAAGATTACCAAGTTTACGAAGGCGTTGAATTTTCAGAAAATTTGACAGATGTTAAGTTATCAAACACAGATTTAGGTTACCAATATAAATTAATAAATTAATAAAACAAAAAAAAAGCTATGGCAGCAATTTCAACCGCAGTAGGTTTAGAGCGTAGAGCTAGAGTCGCTGGTTACCGAATTACTAAAGGATTCTTTAATGAGACTAGCGCAAATCTAAATCAGATTATTGCAATATTTGGCGAAGCAAATACGGCTAATCAAGGCACTTTGGATATTAAAAAAAAAGAAGTTACTTCAGCTCAAGAGGCTGGCGAACTTTATGGATTTGGAAGTCCGATTCATCAAATAATTAGAATTTTACGCCCTGTAAATTCTCCAGGAGTTGCAGGGATTCCTACAGTAGTATTTCCGCAAGAAAGCGATGGAGCTTCAACAGAGACGTCAATAGAGTGGACGGCTACAGGAAATGCTACAAAAAACGCTACCCACACGTTAAAAGTTAATGGAAGGGATAGTTTAGATTTTCAAACTTATGATTATTCTGTTGTAAAAAATGACACGCCAACCCAAACAGCCGAAAAGATTGTTTTGGCTGTTAACTCAGTTTTAGGCTCGCCATTTACGGCTACTTCATCTTTAGGGGTTGTGACGTTTGTTACAAAATGGAAAGGAGTTACTAGTGATACTGCTAGAGTTACTATAAGCAACGAAGGCGAAGCCGCTGGAGTTACTTATTCACAAACCAATAAAACCTCTGGAGCTGGAACGGTAGATTTAGCGCCTAGTTTTACTCAATTTGGATCTGTATGGTATAATTCAGTAATTAACCCTTATGCCGATAAATTAGATGAATTTGAGCAAATTAACGGCGTTCCTTTTGGAGTTACTCCAACGGGTAGATATAACGCCATTGATTTTAAACCTTTTTTAGCTTTCTTTGGAAGCGTAGAAAATGATAAAGACAATTTGATTAGCATTACTAATGCAACAGATCGAATTAATCAAGTCACAAATGTTCTTTGTCCAGCGCCTGATTCCGATGGATTTAGTTGGGAAGCTGCCGCAAATATGGTTAGACTATCGTCCAGGATAATGCAAGACACTCCACAGCTAACGGTTAATAATCAAAGTTACGCAGATATGCCAGTTCCAGATTCAGGAGTTATAGGCGATATGGCGGATTATAACAATAGAGATCTATTTGTTAAAAATGGATGCTCAACTGTTATCTTAGAAAACGGAGCATATAAAGTTCAGGATCTAGTTACAACATATCATCCGGAGGGCGAGATTCCTTTACAATATGCATATCCTAGAAACTTAAATATTGATTTTAATGTTCGGGAAGGTTATGGAATATTAGAAACCTTAAGCGTAAAAGATCACGTGATTATAGCTGATAACCAAGTTTCAGATGCTAAAAAAACAATCAAGCCACGTCAATGGCAAAGTATCTTATATGATTACTTTGAAGATTTAGCAACCAGAGCTTTGATTACTGAACCAGAATTTTCAAAAGAAAGCTGTTCAGTTCAAAGAGGTGAAACTAATCCTGACAGATTTGAAACTTTTTTTAGATACAAGAGAACTGGAATTGCTAGAATTGAATCAACAACCGTAGAGGTTGGATTTTAAGGCCCAAACAAGATAAGTTTAACCAATACAAAAAACAAAAACAAAATGGCAAAATACGCAGGAGGTGACATTATAGAAGTTACTTGTAATCACCCGACTTTAGGCAGCTTCAAATTTGCTACTAAATCAAATGAATCTTACACTTTAGATCCTGGTGGTTTTCGATCAAACGATGACGCTAACATGATTACAGGTGGCGGTGAGTTTATCGATCAAGTTAATAGGGTTCGTTGGTCTTTCGAGGGACCTTTGCAAGCTGATTTTAACAGTAGCAATGAGTTGGAGAATTTACCAAAATTAGCTGAAAACACAGAGCTAGCAACCTGGACATTTACCCATATTACTGGAACGACTTGGAGAGGTCGAGGAAAGTATGTAGGAGATATTCAGATAGACACTAACAACGCACAAATCACGGCTAAAATAGCTGGGGGCGCTAAATTAGAAAAATTATAAATTAATCAACGGCGGTGTAAAATCCGTTTAACAACGGCGGTGTAAAATCCGCTATAATATCAAACCAATGAGCAAAGTAAACAAAGAAGTCGCCTTTAAGGACGTAAAAAGCTATTTACAAAAACACTTAAAAAAAGAATTTAGAAGAGGTAAAATGCCAGATTCTAAAATTCAGGAGGAATACGAGGATATGATCGAAGCCGTCGAGGATGGTTTATTGATTATTGATTCTAAAGGAAAAGTGGAATACACTTTAAGATACCCTTTGTTTTCAGACAAAGAAGATTCTGCACTATCGATTAAAAAAGTTGAAATTAGAAGCAGGATCAAAGCTGCTGATAAACACGTTTTAATGGACGGATTGGAAGTACAAAAAAAGTTAGGAACCTACACTTTGAGAATAATCGCCTACATAACCATGCTTCAAGAGGTGGATATTAAGGAATTAGAAAAGGACGATTTCGACACTTTAAATCAACTTTGCTCGGTTTTTTAGATGGGTGGCTAGCGGCTGCAAACATTGACGATATGATAAAATCTGTAGTTAATGAGCACCACTGGTCGCCTTCTATTATCGATCAAATGTACCTAGATCACCTAGATTATCATGGAATAGGTTATTGGTATGATAACGCAAAGGAAATGCATGATAAAATAAAAACACCTAGTAAGTAATTACTGGGTGTTTTTTTATGTTATTTTTTTATGATGATTCTTGCCTTTTCCATTTCGTCTCTTGATAATGAAATAGCATAATTAAGGGCTTGACCTTCTACTTCGTTTTCCATAGCGTATAATAATATTTCATATTCGCCTTTTTGCTTTGGAGAAATGTCACCTTTTTTAGTAATGTACTTGTTTATTCTTTCAATAGTAGATTCTACAGAAGAAAAGAAGTCAGAAGAGAAATTAGATTTGTTTGTTATTTTTAAGTCTTGAAAGTTTAGAGTAGTCATAATTTCTAAGTTTGATGTAGCGGTTACTTCCTTACTACACCACAAATATAAGTTAAACACTTACTTATAAAACCACTATTAACAAAACTTTAAGTATTACGGTTTATAGAAACTAATAATATAAACCCACAAAAACGATTTAATATATTTTTTTTATTATTTTTGTAACTATGGCCGCAACGATTAAAGCTCCTGTTATATTTACTGCTAATGACAAGCTTAGTCCTACCTTGAGAAGGATGAGTGCAAACGTACATGGCTTTGCTTCTAAAGCCTCCGTCGGTATTGCTAGGGTAGAACACCGATTTAATAGATTATTGAGTCCTATACGAAGGGCGCAAGCTCAGTTAGGACAATTGGGATTAATTGCTGGTGGATTTCTAGCTTTTGCAGTTTTTCAAGGAATAACAAACTTTGAGGAAGGACTGGTTGGAGTTGGTAAAACCACAGGATTAACAGGCACAGAGTTAAAGTCCTTAGGTTCTGATTTTATAGATCTCTCCGATAACATGCGAGGCGTTTCAACTCAATCACTTATAGAAGTTGGAAAAACCGCTGGACAGTTAGGTGTTAAAGGATCAGAAAATATCTTAAAATTTTCTGGCACAATGGCTAAACTAGAAAGCGCCACGGATGTAGCTGGAGAGGGAGGTGCTTCAAGTATCGCTAGGCTATTAACAATAACAGGAGAAGGTGTTGGAATAATAGATCAATTCGGTGCCGCTTTGGTAGGACTTGGTAACAATTCAGCCGCTACAGAATCAGAAATTTTAAGCGTAGCTAGTGAAGTAGCAAGAGGTACAGCTGCTTATGGTTTGCAGGCTCAAGAAATATTAGGATTAGCAACTTCTTTAAAATCTCTAGGCGTTAGACCAGAAGCCGCTGGAACCGCAGTTTCTAAGGTTTTTAGAGGTATTGAAAAGGCTACTTTAGAAGGTGGCGATAGCTTAGAAGCTTATGCAAAAATAATAGGAAAAACATCTAAGCAAGTAACAGAGGATTTTGGCAAAAGTCCTCAGAAATCATTTAACAGTTTTATAGGTGGTTTAAATAGAATATCAAACGAAGGAGGATCAGTCGCTCAGGCTTTAAGAAATGCGGGTTTAAGCGGAGAAACAGTTTCAAAAGGAATAGTTCCATTGGCTACAAATTTTGAAATGCTTAATGAAAAAATGGCTTTATCGTCTAATGAGTTCAATAAAAACACAGCATTAAATGATGAGTTTGAAACTTCGACAAAAACAGTAAATGTTGCAGTCAAAGACGTTGTTAAATCATTCACCAATTTAACACTAAAAACCGCTACTGCTGGAAGTGGTTTGGAAATTTTGCAAACAGCTTTATTTTTTGTTTCTGATAATATGGAAACTTTAGTTGTTGTTGGTGTTGCTTTAGCTGGATCAATGCTTTTAATTAAAGGAGCAATTATAGCTTCTAAAGTGGCCTTATTCGCTTATAATGTAGTTATGGGTGTTAATAGTGCAATAACACAAACAAACAAGAGGGCCTTAATACAGAACGCTGTGGCGCAAGGAGCCTATAGAACTGCTATGTTTTTAAGCACGGCGGCCACTTATATAGCTAATTCTGCCTTTATAGCTATGGCAATTTCTGTTATAGCAGCGACATGGCCAATATTAGCTATAATAGCCGCCGTTTTAGCAGTAGTTTATATATTCCTTTATTGGGATGAAATTGTGGATTTTTTCGGGAAGCAATTTACTAAATTTACAGAAATGCTTGGAACTGCTTGGGGCGCAATAACTGGCTTTTTCCAAGAGTTTGATTTTTTAGACTTTTTTAAAGGAATCGGAAACGCTTTAATCACCTTTATGCTACTTCCTTTAAAATCCATGTTGTTTCTTTTATCTCAATTACCTGGCAAACTTGGATCTTTGGCGAGCGTCGGATTAGATAAGCTAAATGAAATGGAAGCTAATTTTAATTTTGATAGGAACGGAGACGAAAGCGGTGTTTTGCCGAATAGCTCGCAAGCAGCAAGTCAACAAACTACAGAAACAATACGGGATAGTAGTGTAAGGATTGACGTTAGAGATAAGGGAGGCAATGTGGAGAAAGTCTCTCAGGATGGAAGCTCTATACCTATAAGCATGCAAAATACGGTAGGAGTTTTAAATTACGGTAGCTAGTCGGAATAATTATTTAAAACAATAAGCTACATTAATAGCAAGTAAGAATCTGTAAAATGTCAACAAGTAAAAAACTTTAAAATGTCAACAAAAGATATAAATTTATTTGAAGGAGGATCTGGAGGGGAAATGAGGATTTTAAATTCTGATTTGCTCATGGCAGAAACTATTTACCAGACTATTTATTTGGCTTTATACGGTGGTAATGTTAAGCAAGATACCACAAGCGAAGAAACGGATTTGGATGAAAATTTTGATTATTGGGGCAACCAATTATTTTATTCTAACAATCCAGACAAATGGTTTAACTCACAAACGGAGAGGACTTTGTCAACCGTTGCACTAAATGGAGAGGGTAGGAAATTAATAGAAGATGCGGTTAACGCTGATTTACAATTTCTTAATAATGTAGTTAATTTTGAGGTTGAGGTTAGTATCTCATCTAATAATAGGGCGGAAATATCTATATTTATTTCTGAATTTCAAAATCAATCCGACAGGCAGTTAAAAATGGTTTGGGAAAACTCAAGGAATGAATTAATAATTCAAGAAATAATATAAGATAAATAGGCTTCCTAAGAAAAAAATAATATGACAACAATAATAGAACTAAAAGAGCAAATCAGCAAAGATCTTAGAAATAGATTAGGTATATCGGACGATAAATTAAAGAAAGTTTTAGACGCCTTGTCAGGTGTTTTAGCCGCTCAATTTAAACTCGCTTATTTAGGAGTTGAGGATGCTCAAAGAAATCTTTATCCAGATACGGCGGATACTTTTGAAAATGGCGGATCTTTAAATCGTTTAGGCAGTATTTACCTTAATAGAGATATAAGACCAGCCACATCTGCAATTTATAGGGTAAATGTTACAGGCGTAGAGGATAGTGTTTTGCGAAGCGGACTGACTTTTAAATCAAATATTGATTCATCAAATCCAAATAAGTTATATATTTTAGAAAATGAATACACGCTTACTGGATCCAATGATTTAATAACGGTCAGATCTGTAGATGGCGGGTTGGATTATTCGCAAGACAACGGAAACAACTTAACAATTACCGAACCAGTTATTGGTGTAGACAAAACCGTTACAGTAAATAAAAACGGATTTGTTGCTTTTACTGATCCTTTGGCTGCAGAAACAACGCAGGAATTTAGAAATTCTATATTAAATGCAATTCAATTAGAACCACAAGGCGGTTCAAAATCCGATTACCGAATATGGGCTTCTGATGCTGCTGGAGTCCGATTTGTTTATCCTTATGTAAAGGACGGAGAGGCTGGAACAGTTCAAATATTTGTAGAATCATCTGGTAATAACGGAGTGCCTAGTCAAGCTATTTTAGACGAAGTGGAGGAGGTTATTAATTTTGATCCAGACGAAACTAAACCAACAGCTCAAAGAGCAAGGAGGCCGATACAGGTAAACTTAGAGGTTGTTCCAATCGATCCTGTAGATGTAGAGTTAAACATTACGGGATTAGAAGATAGCAGCACATCGGTTAGGGATTCAATAGAGCTTAATTTAATAGAGTTTTTAAAAAACGTAAGGCCTTTTGTTGATGGATCTGATTTAGTTAGGAATAAAAACGATATTCTTTACTCGGCAAAACTTCAAGGAGTTGTTAGCGATGTTTTAGATCCAGATAATTTCTTTAATAATTTTAGCATGTTAATAGATGGCGTAAGCCAAACAAGTTTTATTTTTAGCAGGGAAAAAATACCAAATCTTATAAACGTAAATTATTTATAATGAGCGAGGAAAGAAAGGATGTAAAAGAAAAAACACAGCATGGTATTAATTCTAATTATGGATTAAAAACGCCTCATAAATACCCAGCAACTTCTGTCCAAACCGAGGATGACATTATAGTAACGGAGCTTACTAATTTAGTTGATGAATTATACCCTACAGGTAGGGCTTTCTATAAACCAAAAGGAGGCACTTTCGATTTATTGCATGACGCAATTAATTTAAGCTTTTTAAGGTTTATAAATGAATACACTAATTTAATAAATGCCAGCATTCCTGATAATGAAAACTTCACAAAAGAAGATGCTTCATTTTTGGAATACAAATACGGATTAAGCGACCGAACAGGAAATAATTTAGATTTTAGAAAGTCAGCATTAAGACGGAAAATTGGTCATCCAAATAATATAAAGGCTAGGCAATCAAGAAGCTTTATAGAGGATCAATTAAGGCTTTCTGGATTTAATGTTCGAGTTTACGAAAATACGCCGCCCTATAAAACCGCTGGAGAAGTAGGCGGCTCAGTTGTAGATACAACACAACACGGAGGAGATACACAGCATGGAGAGGGCACGTTTCATGGAGGGATAACTTTTGAGGTTATTGCAAACAAAATAGATCCTGATGAATCTTATGGCGTTGGTGACAACTTATGGGCTAGCTTCTTTATTGGAGGAAATGAGCTAGGTCAAAACGCTGTAATTCCAGAAAGTAGAAGGCGAGAATTTAGAGAATTAGTCTTAAAATTAAAGCCAGCTCATTTAGCTGCTTATATATTTATTAACTTTACAAATTCATCACTAGTAGCAATAGAAAATTAGCAAAAAGTATCAACACAAAAACATATAAAAAATGGCTAGAAATAAAGCAACCTTACAAAATATAGACCTTTCAGATCCTTCCGATTATCTAAATGGTAGGATAAAAGATAACACAGGATCTGGAGACGGAACACCTGTTAACGAAAGAGTTTATGGAGATTTTCATCAGCTGGTTGCAAAGCTTATGAATTTATCTGGATTATCTTTTAATAATTTACCAGAAAACGAAACGAACGGTTATCAGTTTATTGATTCACTAAGAAATTTGGCTACTAAAAATGATTTAAATTATGAATTAGGAAAATCTGGAAGTAACTTAACTTTGCCTATTAGATTAGGTAAAGTAACTAATAATGAAATTTTTAGAGCAAAGGCAACTTTTGACAAAGGAAGCGAAACAACAATAAAGGGAACTTTAGATAATGCAAATAAATCAGTAGTTTATTTAGGAACTTTTAAACAAAATGAATATGTAAGGTTAATTAACACAACCGCAAGCGTATTAATTATAAGGGAGGTAGATGCGTTTAATTTAGGAACAATAGTAGATGAGCTTTTATACCTAAAAGCTTCTACACAGGCGCAAGAGGATGCAGGAGAGTTAAATACAGTAGCCACAACGCCAATAAGGAATAAATCTGTTTTCACAAAAAGAGTTATTGGGTCGGATAGTGGATCTTATTTAGCAACCGCATCAAGAAATGGGCTTTTAACTGCCGCTCAGTTTACCATTATAGCAGGGATTGGAACTCCGGCATTAAGGAATCGAGGAAGATTTGTTTTGGGTAGTATTGGAGCAATTTCACCTAATACAAATTTTGTTTCTGATGGTCAAATAACAGCTAAAGCAACTAATACATCTGGTAGAGCTGTATTAGTTGAAATAACTTTTGCAAATAGTATGGATAATGCTAATTTTAGACTTGATATAAGTATTGAAACTTTAGGTAGTTTAGATCTTGCTAACGATATTTTTCCAATACCTTTTAAGAAAATTCAAAGCAGTCAAGGAACAGTTCTTAATAAAGCAGAAATATTTTTAGAGGAAACAAATAGCACTTCTAATCAAGATTTAAAAATTCACGTTGACGTAATACAATTATAAAATGAGAACAATAAGAGACTTACCAATCGTACAGGACGGAAATAATACTTTATTTCCAGACGGACAAATTAAAAACGAAACAGCAACGGATCCAGGAACGCCTGTAGTTCGTGAAATATATGGAGATGTTATAACTAACATTTATAAAATAATAAGAGATGCAGGAGTTGACTTCACAGAAACAGAGGACAGCGAAAGCACTCAATACCAGCTCCTTGATGCTTTAAAAGTATTTGTAAACGAGCTAAACGATGTACTTCAAGTTTTAACCGTTGACGAAAATGACGTTTCTATAAATGTAGATTTAGACAATTTGCCGAATAATTACGTTTTTATTGGTCAAGTTTCTGAATTATTATTAGCCTCAGAAACTTACGATTTGACAGGCACGGGAAATAACTCTTATTCTTTTAGTCCAGATTCAGACATAAAGGCTAATTCACAAGTTCTTTTAGTAATACAAAATTTATCCGTTGCTAAAATAATCGACCTATCAAAAGAAACAAGTCAAAATACTATTAGTTTGCCTTACAGCGGTGTCTTAAGCTACAATTCAACTAATTTAAGTTACTATTTATCCGATGG